TTGCTGCATCAATAACATAGTTAGCCCATGAGGCTACACTCTGAACTTGCGCACCAATTGCTACTGCTCCACTAGCTACCATATCAAAGATACCTCTTCTATATACTGCTAATTGAGTTCTTCCGTCATTTGCAACTTTTTCTCTTGCTGCAATTCCAGCCAGAACATCTCCAGTTCCATCAGCTGCTGCTGCTGTTCTTGGGTCTGTCAATTTTAATAAGGCTCCCTTTTCAATCCCTGTAGCATCTGATACAGTGAAATCAATAGGGTTGTCTAAACGGTCTCTTATGATCGCTTCGTTTGCCATGCTAAAAATAATAAGTCAAAATATATAAATGTTTGCACAAAGGTTACCTAAGTATACACTATTTTCCTAATGCTAACTGCAACACTTTAACAATTAATCCTAAAGTTGCCATAAAACATAGATAAAATAGAAGTCCGTCAGTTGTGAATTCTAGTATCATAGTCCTTCATAAGTGAGTCCACCATATGTTACATCAGTATCTTCTTTATAACCTAAGCCTACAATTTGTACATGATTTCTAGATGCAGGTGCTATAATTCTCTTTGGTCCTGATTCTACTTTTGGAAGTTTTTTAGCTCCAAGGAATTTTCTAATCCATGCAAAATATCTCTTTAGGGGTTTTTGAGAAACCATAATATCTTGATCATCTCCTTTAAGCTCTAACATTCTCATCACATCTTGTAGTGAATCTTTAGGGAAGACTAGTTCGTATAGTTGAAAAGGTCTAACAGCTAGTTGCACAGCGTTTGTGACTTTCTTGCCTTTTGCATCTTTAGCAATTATCTCAAAATACTGGGCTTGTAGATCTCTGATTATCTGATCTAAGTGCTGTTTAATACCTCTCATTCCTACAAATAGGTGCATTACTCTCTAGGCAATGAGCCCTTTAATACAAGGTCTGCATAATCTGCAGCAGAAACTTCTTTCTTTTCTTCTTTCTGTGTACCTGCATCAGCTTGTCCTCCTAGGATCCCTCTTGCTTTGAGCTCCTCTGCTTGTTCATTGAGTTCCGCTTGTTTTTCGTTGGCAGCTTCCAATCTTTTTGCAGCAGTATTTGCTTGCTCAATAAGGGTAGCCATTTTGGATTGATTCCGAGTTGTAGGTACAACTTTTGCCTCTCCTTCTCCTTTTTGTTTTTGTTCTTCACTCATTTTCCTACCTCCTTTCAATTATATGCCATACTCTCTTGAAATAGAAAACAACTCTCCAACATCTTCTTCTGGAGGATTTGCAATTAAAACCTCAAGCTCTTGTAGAGCAGTAGTTATTTCATTTAAAGACTTAAAATATTCATATCTTGCATTATCAATATATTCTGGATTGATTTTAGCTTTAAGACTTTTATTAGCAAATTCAACAGTAGCTGAATCAAAGGCTAAAATCATATCATAAGCTTCATTTAACCTAGCTTCGGCTTCTCCTGGTTTTCCCGCTCTTGCAAGATTAAATGCTTCTGATACATATTCTCCAACCTTTCCTGCTTGGCTTTCCATTTCATCAATTCTATCATTAGGTATATCTAAAATTTCTTTAGCACTTCCTAACCCAATAGCAGTTATTACTAATCCACCTGCTCTTTTCATCCAAGTACCCATTTTCTTTTTAGAACCTTTCCGTATAGTTTCTTGAGCTCCTCTCTTAACTAATTGACTACCTGCAACTTCAACACCTTCTCTACCTAATTTCTTTCCTAGTCCTGCTAATAATAATCCTACAGATACTTTAGCAGTTTTTGACCCTGGAAATAATGCAGCTATATCATCTCCTGTTAATTCTTCAACTTGTCCTGTTCCACCCATTTCTCCAGTTTCAAATAAAGCAATATCTTCTTCTGTGAATCCTCTTTCTCTTAAAATATTCTTATCAGAATCTGTTAATCCTTGAGATAAATCTCTCCCTTGAAATTCTTCAAAGGTTGTTATATCTGGTCTTTCTTCTCTTCTCCCTCTAAAAGCTTCTAATTCAGCTGCTCTTTGTCCTCTTTGTCTAAGAACATCTTCAGCTTGCTTTCTTGCTGTATCTAAATTAGAAGTTACACCAGACTGAAGAATAGCATTTGTTAATTTCTCTCTAGCTCCAATATCTGTAGCAGTTACGTTAGGTTGTTCTTGTCTGAGTTGTTCTGCTTGTCTTCTAGATTGTTCAATAAAAGAGAAATTCCTACCTTCAGCTTCTATTTGAGCTTTTATAGCTGGATCTATCTCTTTCTTCTTTCGTTCTCCTTTCTTCACAATTCTATCTGATTTGAATGGTGTTACCATTTTTTATTTTCTTATTTTAATTTTATAAATTTGTCGAGGGGTATAGTCACACCTATTGTTAGTGCGATAACTACTAGGACTAATTTTAACAATGTTCCATTGATGCCCATAAACATAGCCACAGTTTCTAATATGGTTAGACATACTAGTCCTACGACAACTATTCTCCAGTCGACCTTCGGTTTTGCTTTTGCCATTATTCATTCCTTGTTAATGTTGCTGTAGCTTCTGAAGGTTGAAAACCAGTTTGACCAGTATTCTTATCTTCAGATTGAAGCAACTCATTTTTAATTGATGCTGGTTTATTGAACTCAATTCTAATAGCTACTTGATTCCATAAATCAGCTTTAAGTTCTTCTACTTCTTTAGAGTAGACTTGTTCAAATGTTAAATAACCAATCTTGGAAGATGCCTCTGTGAATTCTTCTGAACCACCTAAGATAACCTTTGGTACTCCTAATGCTTGATAGAAAAAGTTCTCTAAATACTTAATCCAAGATTGAGGATCTTGGAGAGGTACATTAGGTATAGTAACCTCAGCACTTCCTTTAGGTACAAATAACGCTTCGTAATCTTTGGTCATATTCTGGTACTGAGTCTTGAAGTTGTTAATCTTTGTAGAGTCGTCAGTATCTAGTTCAAATATCTTTAATGGGTTAATATTTCTATTAAGAACAATTCTCCAGTTAGTCATTGCTTCATTCCTTGCATCAATTACCCACTTAACAGATTCAGTAATTGAGGTACCATGTATATTGTCAGCTACTCTATCATTACATAAGTGGAGTATTTGTTCAGGCCGAAACTTCCTAACAGCAGTCTTCTTTTTTCCTGATTTTGCTATTTGTTCATATCTCTTAACCAAACCCCTATCATCAACAACAATCCTTATACTTCCAGGATCTAATGGTTTTAAGTTAATTAATAACCCATTTTCATTTCTGATAATTTCTGCATAAGAATCTCCTGCTACTTTCTTCACAACAAGCATATTCCAAAGAATAGACATAAATGTATCTTCACCCCAACCAGTTATCCTTTCTAACATAATTTTTGTTCTTCCATCTGCTTTCCAACCCTTACCAATCACCCAAGTAGCATAAGCATTAATAGCTGTTTTGTATTCAGGTATAGTCTTATAGTATCCGTACCATTCAGACCAATCCTCATTTAACCATGTTGTTTCACCTGTTCCTTCATTAATTCCATCTGTTGTTTTAGGGTTAACTGAATATTGAGAAATAGTTCCATCCACATTGCTTACACTTGTTTGGCTTATGTCGAATTCTGTCATGGTTTTTCTAATGGTTTAAACTTTATAAATCTAATTTAAATGGTACGTGAACAGTGAAAGCTGTAGTACCTATATTAGTACCTACAGTCATGTTAGTTCCGTTTCTTTCTTTAGGGTCAAAGGCGAGTACGTGAGTTGAGGCAGGGTTACTATTTCCCCAAACCTCTAAAGTTACTCTTAATGTTTCTCCTGCTTTGAATATAGTTTGAGGTGCATCTGCAGAGAAAGATAATATTTTAGGGAAACCTCCTGCTACTTGTTTGTTAGATTGTTCACTAACAATATCTGTTTCAGTTGTTCCGTCCCATTTTCTAACATAAGCATAGACACTCATTTGTGGGCTTCCACCACTGTAAGCGTGAATAGGTATATTAAACAATACCTTTCCATCTACAGTTTGAGGTTGGTTGAAGGTTATATCAAAGTCTAAATCCCATAATTTAGCCCAAGATGATGTACTAGCTCCTGAAATCTCTATATCATTAGAATAAATAGGGGTAGTTCTTAATCCATAGGTAACTGCTGCCCCAGAAGTCTTAAGTTGGTAACCATAGTATACAACATATCCAGCACCTTCAGCAACATCTACATAATTATATGTAGCTATCGCCTGTTCTCCAGATTTTCTATAAACTATTGGTATACCCATATCACACCATCTTCTCTTGATTTTGCTTATCTTTCAAGTATGATATATTCTTCCTATACATATCGTTATTCACATCTAACATGGTTTGTGCTTCTGTTCTAGAAGTGTATCCACTCATGTCATAATTAATAATATTCAATGCAATTTTAGAAGAAGTAGCATCTTCCAATGCCCCTTGATAGTTAGCTCCAACATCTGACCAATTAGAAACCCAATCATATCTAGTCTCAGCATTAACAGAACCTTCAGCTTGGTCTGACCAAAGTTCTAGTGTAGCTCCAGATGCAACAATAGTAGAATTAGCATTAGCTCCTGCTTTAGCGATTGCTGCTCCACTTGTACACAATGTCCATGCCATTATCTTCTTGTACCTAATATGTTAGCTATTCTTTCTAACATCTTATAGATCATGAATTCGTTAGGTTTTAAGGCGATTGCTCTCTCTTCTTTCTCATCTACTTCTGGTTTTGCCTCTGTATCTATATAATACACCTCTCTCTTTGCCATATTAAACGGAGGTCACCCATATATTTAAGCCTTTCTCTTTTATTGACCAAGCAGCTCTTATCAGCCCTTCAACAATGTGAGTATAATTACCGAAAATCTTGAGGTATGGTTGTCCTTTCTTGTCTACAGTGTACTCATATTGCACACTTTTGAGTGATTGAAAGATATTATCGTCTTTTAGCAAGTGTATCTTGCCTTGTTCCATTAATCGGAGCAAATTCATGTATAAATCGACTTTTAGCATCTTTTGTTTCCTATCTCGCTTATAATCTATGACTTTTTGGGAGTTTCGGAGTGCTTCTGTCTTTCTTTTGGTCTGGTCGTTCGTTATCAGCATATCAAAGACCCCAATCCCAATTCCTTCATCATCTAAATAGATCTTTTGAAAGTTCCATGTGCTATCCATTCGTTTTATATGGTCTGCTGTTTGTGTTAGAAGTTGTTTCGTTGTTATTAAGTTCTCTCTGTGGTAGAGTGAGTCTTCCCTCCGCTCTATAACCTCAAAGGTCGACTCATCTTCTCCCATTCTTGCTATATCCACTCCGAGGAAATAATCTCTACCTCTTGCGATAGTATCTAATCTCTCCAAGTGCATCGTTTTTGCTATCAGTTCATCTTTAAAGAATTGAGCGATATCATCTACAAACTCACCTAGGTACTCTTGAGCGAACTGTTTCTCTGTCATTCGTTCTTGTTCCTTTTTAAGCCTTGCGGTTGCGTTCTCTCTATGAAGTTTTGTCCATGCTTTGTTGGTTGGTCGGTTGGTCATGACCTCTACAGAGTTAACATGGTAGGTATGGAACTTCTCGTCATGGTAGGATTCGTAGAAAAACCCCTGTCTACCGAAAGGAGTGGAGATGAGGATTAGGGACCCTCCAGTAGTCAGGAGCATTGGTGTTATTGCAGCCCATACATCTTCAGGCATAAAGGCCGCTTCATCTGCAATAAGCATATCAATAGTGAAACCTCTAATAGAAACACCACCCACACCGACCGCCTTACATCTAACTGTGCTCCCGTTTGTTAATTGTATCTGATGTTTAGTCGGTCGCTTGGTACCTTTGCAAACCCATGTGGGGTAGTGGGTCAAGAGGTAGTCAAGTATCTTCACAATCATCAATTGAGACTGGTCTTCTGTAGTAGAAACTATCAGGACCTCTTTGCCGGGGTTTTCAACCATATACTTTGCCGCTTTAATAGATATGACAGTAGATTTGCCAGTCTGCCTTCCCGCACAAACGCATATATCCCCTTCTTGGTCAAGTACTTGCTGTTGCCAGTCATCTAACTGAATTTGGTTTTTTTCTTTTTTTTTCATTTATAAAATCTTTTTTGGGCGCCCTGGGAAAAAGAGGTGACGAAACCCAGGGCAGTATAAGAAGTGTTTTGAAGTTTTTATAATTTATTATTTTTTAAAAAAAATTCGTGGAGGGTGCGGCATTTCAGAATACGGCCGTTTTTGAACGTCGCTCATGATGTTAAATCGCTCTGGCCTGGTATATATGGGGCCAAATGTAGTACCTAAGTAGTGCCTAAGTTCACGATCCACCTTTGAAGTGTGCACTAAGGTTAGCTTAATGAACAGTTATTCGGTATACCGAGTAGCTAAATTTGCCCTCTAGAGGCTCTAAAAAGGCCAAATTTGGGGGTTTTAAAGGTTCTGACTATGTGTATTGTGCGAACTATTCAGCGTAGAAGAGGCCATTTTGAGGGGGGGCAAAATGGCCGATGAATTCACTGTTTATGCAACCTGGGCCTTGTATACATTCAGATGTAGAAATCGTAGATTTCTAAAGTAATGAAATTATATAAAGTTTTCGGCCTTTGGTTGCATAAAGGACCATTATTGTGGCCGAAAACAGATAAGTATATAAAGAATAAGGTGTTAGTTTTAGTACCTTTGAATGGGTGTTGGCATTCTCATCTAGTTTTCAGACCTATATATATGAGCATACGTATGTATGTATACTTTTTCTTTCTTTGGTTCTTTCTTTCTTTTTGTGGTGTATTATATATGTTAGAGTATCTATATATACTTATTATATATGTAGTC